GCGGCCAATGGTGCCTTGGATCGCAGCACCTACGGCAATGGCGTGCCGGTCGCTAAGTCCCTTCTCGATCTGCGTGGAAAATCTGCTCGTCTGTCATCCTGTGCGTGCGAGTCCCGAGCGGTGCCCGCAACGGCGGCAGGTTTTGCCACCGTTCCGATGCCGCTCGTCGTTCTGCCTCTTCCGCCTGGTACTGCGGGCTGTTGACTTCCTCGATGTCACGGTCAAGCCGGTCAATCAGTTGCCTGTGCCTGCGGTTCGCCGTCAGCCGGTCCTCGTCAGGTTCGTAGTCGTCCATGACTGTGCCTTTCCTCAGAACGGGATGTCATCGGCACCAGCCGCAGCCTTGAACGTCGCCGCAGCCTTCTGCGGGAGCGTCTGACGCTTGGGTGCTGCCGGCTTGGCGACCAGCGGCACGTACTTCTTCACCACCGCCGACACGTTGCCAGACTTGGACGTGTAGTGAACGACCTCGACCGTCACTTCCCGTCCTTCGATGTCGCTGGGCACGACACGCAGCGTGTTGCCATCCGGCACGATGCCGAGAGCGTCGGCCAACTGCTTCGCCATCCACGGCAGATGCTTCGGCAAGTCGTGGAAGACGAACTTGTGGTTGCCGACAGCCAGCCGCAGCTTCAGGCAGATGCCGTCAGGGTTGCTGGTCTCGTCCACCTTCCACTGATTCGGGCCTTCCTCGGCCTTCTTGATTACCGCCGTGTGCGTGCCGACCGGCACGATGGTTCGCTCCTCGGGCAGCGTCTTGTGAACGTCAGCCGGGAAGTCCTCGTCGATGTTCATGTCCCAATCCATGAGCCTGCGTCCTTTCGCTTAGAGAGTGAGTCCGTTCCGCTTGTCCGTGATCGCTGCCGCCAGTTCCGTCGCTGTCGCCTGCGAGATCCGCCCCTCGGTCAACCGCTGGGCAATCCGCTGGTTCAGTCTGTCGAGCACGTCAACGCTGGTGGCGTCGCTGATCGCCTTCCTCGCACCGTCGATGACCGTCTGATCCTCGAGCGGCTTGCCGCCAGAGAGCCACTCGGCGATCCGCTCGCCGGTCTGGACGTTGATGGGCTTGGGATCGCCAGCGAACAGGCCCGTGCGGTCCTTGCTGACCGTCGCGTAGTGCCCGTCATGGATCAGGTCCAGGACGGTGGTGAACTCAAACTCCAGCCCGTCGCGGGCTTCCAGCTTCATCCCGAGTTTCGCCACCTTCTTCTTGCCGTGGTCGTCCACTTGGGCAGTCTCGGTCTTGCTGCGACCAGAGCAGATGACGTGGGCAGGCGACCGCAACAACTTGTCCACGAACGCCCGCCAGCGTGGCGTGATGACGCTGAACGCCGACCACGTATTGCCACGAAACTGAGCCTTCGCAACGTCTTCGAGAAGCTCCAGGCATCCGCCCGAGCCGCTCCAGCAGTGCGTGACGCTGTCCACGATGATGACTTCGTAGCCAGCTTCTTCGGCTGCGGTGATCGCCTCGATGTACCGCTCTGGCGTGAACGGCGGGCGAAGGTCGATCACGTCGAAGTCGTGCAGGTGCTCGTAGAGATCGCTGCTGCCTTCCTCCGTGTCGATCACCATCGTCCTGCCGCCAAGCCCCTTGGCGATTTGCAGAGCGCCCCAAGTCTTTCCCGAGCCGCTCGGGCCTGTGAGAAGCAGCCGCAGCTTGGTTGCCGACCGCTTCGCCTTTCTGATCTGTACCGTCATGTCCGTGTCCTTTCGTGTCTGTCCGTCCTGAAAAAGCCGCTTTCGCATCCTGCTAGGCGGCACGTATTTGCGTCCTTGCTGCTCCGGTTCCACCGGCTCCTTTCCGCCCGCCTGCGTCCTGCTGGCGAGCGTTCCTTGTGCGTTCAGTGCGTGATGTCCTTGGCCGGCACGGCGAGCCATGCGCCGCCGACGTCGATGGTCAGGCGGTCGCCGTCGATCCACTCGACGTGTCCAGACCACCTTCGCCCAGCCGACAAGCCAGAGACGAAGTCGCCTACGGCGGGCGTCTGCTGCGTGCCGTAGGTCTCGGTCATGCCGGCGACGGCGGCGGCGTATTCGTTTGAGTGAGCGTCCATGTGGGTCATCTCCTTTGGTTGTGGGGTGGAAGTGTACGGCTGAACAGTCGTCGGTCAAGCGTCCGAAAGTGCTGCAAAACAAGCTGTGGAGCGGTTTGTGTTTGTTGGAAATCTGTATAGTATTTGCTAACGACTGCGTTAGTTGCGACGAGCAAGATAACGCCTGCGTTAGTTCTGTCAACGGAGAATGCTTAGGGCTGCGTCAGCAAGGTTGATTGCCGAACGTCCGAACTGGCGAAGCCGACCGGGCGGCTCCATCTGCGGCGGCATCTGCTGGGCAACGACCTGCGGCGCGAGAGCCTGGCGGTGTGCGATGTCGATGGCGGCGATCTCGAATCGCGTCTCGACCAGCAACTCGGCACCGATGGTCATGCAGGCGATGACGAGAGCGGCTTTGAGTGTGTCGCGGAGCATGGCGGAATCCTTTCCGTGTGTTGCCCGCCGGCCCAGTTGCCGGCGGGCGTGGTGGTGTCAGAGAGCGGCGATGAACGCTTGACTGACTCCGCTGATGTTCATCGTGAAGCAGCCGTGCAGCATGGCCGAGTAGCCACCGACGCCCGAGCCGTCCGTGCCCCAGATGCTGCCGCCTCGGGCCGCGACCAGCGACAGGATGCCGTAATACTCGCCGTCCAGCTTGACGAACTCGTCGCGGCTGTTGGGCGTGAAGTGCTTGGTGATCGTGACGACGTTTTCACGGCTGCTGATCTTCCAACCAGCCTCGCGGGCTGCGGCGGCGAACTTGGCGGCGGCGGTCTTGGTCGAGGTCTTCATCGTTTCGTCTCCGGTTCGTCGTCCGCGAGTCTCAATCGCTCGCATGGCACCATACTAGCGTTATCGTTAGTTGCTTGCAAGGGGGGTGAGGAATTTTTTTCGGAATTCCTGAAAAGCCCCTATTTCTTGCGGGTTTTCCGCTTTTTCGGGGTCGCTGGCTTGGCGTCCCGCCTGCCGACAGACCGGGTCGTCAGGGAGCTTTTGAGCGTCTCGACGTCGGTCTTGTGGATCAGCCAGGCTCGCTCGCCAGCCTTCCAGCCTTTTAGCCGACCGTCACCAAGCAGCAGGCGCACCCATCCATCGGTGCAGCCAGCTTGCTTTGCTGCCTCCGAGACGGTGAGCCACGATTCGTCGGGTGATGCCACAACCATGCCCCGATACTAACGGCTGCGTTAGCCGAGTCAAGCGTTTCCCGCCTAAAAACCGCCCAATTTGCCCGAGGCACCGTCACGGCTCTACCTTTGTTTGGGTGTACAAAACTCAAATAACCCAAACTCAAGTGGAGGATAGCTCGTTTGGGTTCTGTACATTAGTATACGTCAACTCAGTAACCTCAAGTGATGGAGAATCGAAATGACCAGAATACTACGGGACATCTACGAAAACGAGTACGCAGTGCTGCGGGCACATTCTGACCAGTGCAGGCGGCAATACCGGCTGACGTTTGCCCGCTGGGCAGACCAGCTGAAAACGGAGCCGACAACCGAGCACCTCGACCCGCTGGTGGTTCAGACCTACGTTGCCAGCCGGCGAGCCGTGCGGTCAGCCGCCACGGCCAGAAAGGACCGAAACCAGATTTCCGCCCTCTGGTCGTACTGCGCAAAACGGCGATACGTTGACCAGTTCCCAACGCTTGCCCAGATACGGGCACCAGGACGCATACCACGAGGCTACACGGTCGATGAGGTCTCAGCCCTCTTGCGGCAGGCTTTGCAGCGACGGCCCCGTATAAAGCCAACCACGCTGCCGCCGCACCTTTTCTTTCCGCCGCTGATTAGGTCGTGCTGGGAGACCGCCGAACGGATCGGTTCGCATCTGGCACTCCGCTGGCGTGACGTGGACACGACGCAACGAATCGTCATCTTCCCAGCCGAGGGTCGGAAAGGCGCGACCCGCGACATCCTGCGGACGATTTCAGAGGATCAGTGCAAGTGGCTTGAGCAGATCCGAGGCAAGCCTGACGATCTGGTCTGGCCGTGGACTGCTGACAAAAGCACCTTGTGGCACCACTTCGGGCTGCTTTGCAAGCGGGCCGGCGTCACAAACCGTGGCTTCCACGGGCTGCGGAAGTCTGCCGCCAGCTACATGGCGCTTGCTGGTGGCGATGCCACGCAACTGCTTGACCACTCAAACCCAGCCATCACCAAGGCCCATTACATCGACGTGACGATTGCCAAGCCGAAGCAGACGGCGATTGACCTGCTGCCACCGCTTGACCTGACGACGCCAAAGCCGCCGGCCAGCGAGCAGCCGCCAGAGAAGCCCGCCGACGCCCCGCCTGCCAGCGACGAAAAGCCGCCAGAGAACAACGCTGCTTGACGCCCGTGCCACACTGCCCATACGTCGCCCGGCTGGCAGGCAGCGGACATATAACCCGTGTCGCCGACCCAGCCGGGCGGCGTTCCATGTTCAGGAATCTGGAAAATGCCCCACGCCATCCTTCGCTTCCGCCTGCCCGACGAGCAGTCCGAGTTCAACGCCGCCATGCAGGGTGCCGACGCCAAGTCGGCGATCTGGCAGATCGACCAGTACTGCCGCAGCGTCTGCAAGCACGGCGAGCCGAGCGAGGAAACGAGAGAGCACCTGGAGCACATACGGCGGTTGATAGGCGAGACTCCGGGGGTGGTGGACTGATTCCAGATTCCAGAAAGTGGAACGCAATGGGACGCATGAAGGAACTCGACCGACGCATCCGCCAGGGCGGCGACGACGCAATAGCGGCTGTGAGCGAACTGCTGCCACGCTGGATTCCGGTAGACGAACGTCTGCCGGAAGACGGGCAAAGAGTTCTTGCAGTCACTCGTGTTGGCGGCATAACTGAAGTTGGCGAGTTTGCTTTCAATAGTCGTGGCGAATGGTTCTCCACCGACTACGGGTCTTGGAACGCCAGCCACTGGATGCCACTCCCCGAGCCACCGGAGGTGACATGAAACGGGGGTTCACGCTCGTCGAAGCAATGGTCGTCGTCGCCATCCTGATGACACTGATCGGCCTGCTGTGGCCTGCGATCTCTGCCGCCAGAGCCGCAGCCAGCCGTGGCCGCGACGGCGTCGAGCATGCGACCGCCGGCCCGCCAGGATCGTGGAGCCTTCACACACGTCAGCACGACGGGCACTGGTTTGTTGAGCATGCAGGCGGTGGCGTGTGCCATCACCCTGACTGCCCGTGTAGTGGAAAGGTGGAGAGGTAAGGCGATGGACTTTCTTTACGCTGTCTTGCTGGGTTTCGCTGGCGGACTTATTGGGTCTTGGATAGGCCGCACGTTTATTGCGAGGAAGTCATGACCGACACCGACTTCCGCGACAAGAACGGCAAGGTCGATGCCGAGCGGCTGCTCGCTTCCCTCACGAATGCACAGAGAAACGCAATCGCTGCCGTGATTCGTTCGACGCCTATATCGGCTGATTGGGTTTCGGATGGCGACGGCGGCAGCATGTGTGTCGATGATGCCACCGCAACGCTGAACGAAGCGGCTGGGATATTTGATGCGTCGGCGTCTGACTCAATCTTTGGGCATGAAGGAGACGACGCATGACCGACCGCGACACGTTTGCCGCTGCGGCGTTAACGGGGCTGCTTTCACGCTCCATCGCGCCAGAACAGGCGATGAGCCAATACGTTCGCATAGCAGCAGCCTATGCCGACGCCATGCTCCGCGAGCGTGAGCGAACAAATCATGACGCTGTGCCGGAAGCGATAGCCACAAACAACGGGGGAACCCCGAAGGACGCTGATGGCACCGGCAGTACACCCAGCAAGGCCGAGATCGACGCTATTGAGTGTGTGGTCGAGGACGGCAGAATCGCCAGCATGAGCATCTACGGCGTAATGCGATCGCTGCTCGTCAGGCTGCGGCCGGAGTGGGAGAGCGAATCATACGAGAAAAGCGACGAGAAACACGCGAACACTAATACGAATCGGGACACTCCACCAAGAGAGGGTAGTGTGCAGGGCGAGGGTACGGTTGCTCCAGCCGCATGGCTCGCCGTTGCCGCCGACGGCAGCGAAAGCTCTGCGGTCTACATGCTGAAGGAGCAGGCAGACGCAGCCGCCAGAGAGTGGGGCTGGTTTGTAGTCCCGCTCTACCGCTCGCCCACGCTCACCGACGAGGAGCGGGGGGCGATTGAGCAAATGCTTGATGAGGTGGCCGGCAAAGCGCCAGCCGCATCTTGGGTGCCCGCCACGCTCCGCAAGCTGCTGGCCCGACTGAACACCTAATCGCACGTTCCGTCATGTTATGTGGGGCGACACTCGCCCCAAACGTGTTACAAAATCGACAAAATGTGTACGGATTCCAATACGATCAGTCGAAGATGTGCATCTTCGCCAGTTGCCGCCGTGCCATCGCCTCGACCCGTGCCTTGCTGCCTGGCTCTGACGGCAGCTTGTCCGGTGGCGTCATGAACGCTTCAATGTCCTCTGCCAGCGTCGCGGCTCGGTGCTCAACCTCGCGCACCGTGTCGAGCACTAGCGTGTGATCGCCTGCCTTGGCTCTGTCGCACAACTCGCCCTGCCCGCCCTTGCGTGGATCGTAGAGCAGTTCGATTGTCCACGTAATGCGGGCACCGACGCGAGCGAGTTGCGTCAGCCACTTCCGCAGCTGCGGCGAGAGCCTTTCGGGCATGCGGCGTTTCTTGCCCCTCGGTGGTGGCAGTTCGTCGTCGCTCAGCAGTGACCGCTGGACCTCGCCCATGCAGCGAGTCTGCCAACTCTGTCAAGTCTTTCGGGCTTCCCGGCACGCCTGACGCATCCATGTGCGGTTCGCCATACTCTCAAACCACAGCCGAGCGAACGACTCGACGGCGTCAGTGCCGACATCGCTGTAGAGTTTCTGGAGTTCCGGCGAATCGCCCCACATGGCTTCGACGTCTTCTCGCACCTTGGCGATCAAGACCTTGGCGTCACGCACTGCTGCCATCTCGCTTTCTGGCTGCGCCCTAGCGAGCTTCGTCCAGTGCTCGCAGTTCCAGCAGCGACAGACGGAATCGACGAACTCGTCAAACGCTCTGCCAGCGGCAACGGCTCGCGGGCCGACTTCAGCACGCAACCGGCTCCGCAGATGCGGCAGCATCCCAGCCGGCGCGTCGTCCACCGTCACCTCCCGCCCGCAGGCCGAGCAGGTGAAACAGGCGTGGACAACGCGCCGGTCGGGGCTTTGCACTTGCAAGTCGATGGGCACGGGCACGGCGTGCGGTGCCCGTCGCCGTGCACGATGTAGCCACGCCCGCCGCAGTCCGTGCAGCAGCCCGGTTTAGGCTCTGGCTTCGGTTCTGGAGCCTTGTCCGGTGCCGTGGCGGCATAGGCCACTGAGACCGCCGCCGAGGCTCTAGGAGCCTCCTGGTCGATCTGTGCAGGATCAGCCGAGAGAGCGGCAAGTACCGAGAGGATGTATTGCCACATGCGTCTCACCATCCTTGCCCGTGGTTGATAACTCGATGCCCGTGCTCATCGACTCTTGCGTGAACGACGTAGCGTGCCTCTTGCGGCGGCTGCTCAGCAAACATCGCTACCCACAAGCCGAGCCGGGCGAGCCGCTGAATCAGTCGCAAAACCGGTCGGCTCGGCTCTGGCTTCACCGGGCTGTAGTCGCTCGTGGCGGCCCACCATGTGAGCATCACGGCCACCAGGCCCACAACCACGGCTGTCTGCATTTCTTTCTGGGTCATCGGTCAACGCTCCAGACGGAGTAGACGAACATCACCACACACGCACCGATCACGCTGCCGATCAGGCCGGCGGGAGCGTCTCCAAACGGCAGGCCACCTGCGAGAGAGCCGATCAGGCCAAGCCCGATGGTGGGCACCCAGCCTTCAGGGCACTTGCCGGGCATCAGCCACTTGGCGATGCCACCGGCGATTGCGCCGAATACGAGCCACAAGAGAAGCGACATGGGATCTCCTACTGTGCAAGGTGGAACGTGTCAGCAATGAGGCGAGCAGGTGAAGGCATCCGAGCTTCTGGCGGGAATGGCTGCAGCCAATTGCCGTGGTCCAGATTCCGATAGCGAAAGTTCACGCCTGAGATGCTGAATGAATCTTGACCAGAGAGCATCGCATCAACCGTCTGGCGATCTACCCAGAATGAGCCGTCAGGCTGGTCTGCCGGCCACTTCGGGCCTGCATTAAAGACGCCCCAGCTGTTCATGCAGAGAAGCCCATCACGCTTGCCTTCGTTCTTGGCGTAACGCACGGCAATGAAGCACATGCAATGCGCCCAAGAGCCTTGGCGTGGCGCGAAGCCATCGGCGTCACGCTGCGACGAAAAGCCAACTCCGCTGCAAACTGGCACACAAAAGCCGCTTTCTAAACTTGCGGCAGCCTCGTCAAAGTTTCGCACGAGGGCGACGTTTGTCGCCGTGTTCTTGTTGGCTAGCTTGGCGAGGGAAATTCCCACTTGCCCACCGCCGCACAACAAGTTGCCCCATTCCTTCGCCCGCTGCGGGCTGTAGGTCGTCAGGTCGGCACCGGGGTACGGCTGGCGAAACAGGATGCCGCCTACCGTCGGGTCTTTGCACTTGCCGGCGACCCAGCGTGCACATGCACCTCCATAGCTGCCGTCGCTGTACCCTGCCTGCGTCACAGGAGGAAGTCTGCCGGCGGTACGACTACCCGAGTACAGGCTGGTTGTGTCGACGAGTTTTGGCGGCTCCGGCAATTCGCCTTCGGCCCAATCCACACATTGGCCCACATAGCTTCCCATAGCCCAACCAAAGCTCGTGCAATCGCCTATGCCTTGCTTCCACGGGCCGAACGGCTTGCCGTAGACCTGGCGGTGAGCACGATCTGCGAAGCGATAGAGGAACGTGTCCTGCCCCTTGGCGTTCTTGATCACGTCCTTGGCAGCGTCCGAGAAGAGTGGCTGGTCGAGCTCGGCCAAGAAACGCTGCGTCCCGGCAGGATCTGGCACATAGCCGAACTGCCCGTCAATGCGTGCCGCGACCCGGTGCGTGGCTCGCTCAACGAGCGCACCCAAGATCGCCATCACGATCACGAACACAACGGCAGACAGCGACCAGCGGTTAGCGCGTGACATCAGCGGCAGCCCTCGACAGGTCACGGAGTGCCAACACCCACGCCGCTCGGCTCTCTGGCGTCACAGGACCGCCAGATGAGCCCACAGCGTCGTCTAAGAACTTATGGATGGCTTCTTTGGCGTGCGGCTGCCGGGCACCGATGCTCTCGCCACGGCATCGCATCTCGCGGGCGGCGATCCGCAGCTCATCAAACGCCACGCCCGTCTTGAGCCGCTGGTCGTGTTGTCCGTCCCACTCAATGCACGACGCCAGTTCGTCGCACAAGGCAGAGAGCGTGGCTGCATCTGCTGCGGCAGTCGGCCCGATGAACTTGCCTCGTAGCGTGAACGCATCCGGCGGCGCAGGCGAAGGGGTCGGTGCTGGTGCTTGCCGGCTCGGCGCAAAAGCAATAACCGCAGCAACGAGCAATGCCACAGCGGCGACGTACTGCCCGTCGATGGTCGGCATCTTGGCCGTGGCGTACCACGCTTTGACATTCTCTGTGATCTGCTGGCCGGCAAGCACGTAGACCGCAAAGGCAATGAGTAACGCTGTGATCACGACTTCCTCAGCAGTGGCAGAATTGTTTCGATAATCCCGGCAGCAATGGCGACGACCAGTGCTCGAGCTGCGGGGCGGACGAAGTACCAGAACGGGTACAGGCTCATCGGCACACACAGCACGGCCACGGAGTCAAACAGCACGCCGATAGCCTCAAGCACGATCTGCCGTTTCTCCTCGCCCGTCAGGTTCTGTGTGGCGTCAAGCGTCTCGACAGACAGCCTGACGAGCGCTGCGACGAGAGCACCGAACTCCGTTATCGTCAGCCCGTCTTTCGCCGAGACGCGAGCCGTGACGAGAAACGCCGACACCTTTGACGCAATGTCGTTGAACGGCGCAGCGGCAGCGAGTGGGGCGTCGGCGACCATACCGCCAGAGTAGGCGGGATGGGTGGTGAGTCAGACCGGGTCTGACTGCCCCTCTCGGTACAGCACCAGAGCAATGGCGGAATAACAGGCAATGTCCTTCAGCGTGTCTTCGATGCCGTCGAACTCGCATTTCCCACGGCGGAAGAACGCCTTGAGCCGGTGCATCTTGTCGCTGATCCGCAGGATACAGCCAGCCCACGCCGGCATATTCACGACGTCGGCACTCTGCCTGATGTTTGACAATGCGTCCTCGTCAACGCCGTAGTCGAGCGTCTTCGCCAAGTGCAGGGTTTTGAGTTCCTCAAGGATGGCTAGGAACTCCCGCGAGCCGGGACGGATGTCGTCCTGCTTGGCAAGGATGCTATCCCCCGTCCACCGGATGTCATCCGGTGCCGCTTCCATCTCACGCTGCCCTTGAAGAATCCAATCAACCGGCACTGTTTCCTCGCGCTCGGCGGCGTATTTCTCGGCGCTCGCCTTCGTGATGTCCTTCCAGCGGCTCGCCACTTCGTCAGTCGTCGTTGTGGTCGTGTGGCACCTCACGCCTTCGCAGCATGAGCCAGCTAGCCTTTCCTCCACTGCTGCCCGCAGCATGGCGTTGGATTCCTCAAGCGTTGCGATTACCTCTTGCATGCGTTTCCTTTCGAGAAGAAGTCTGGCGACGTCTGCCGCCAATGATCCTGCGGTGCCGGTCCACTGCCCTTGATAGCGATACGCTCGCTGGCGTGCGTCGGCTAGATACTCGTCAGATAGGTCGTAGTCCATCAGTCAAGCCTCGGGCCTGCGACGTGCATGGATGCCAGACCGCCGCCGTGGCGATACAGAAACGTCTCCATTGCCTGACGGCTCCCGATCCAACCGTTGATGGCGTGGTAATCGTCTGGCGGATTCAACGCTGGCGCGGTTCGCACGATGACGCCGTCAAGCGTGTCGATGGGCTTGTTGTTCGCAGCCGCCTGGTGGTGCAGGTGCCCAGTGTGCCACTCGCGGTACACGCTCTGACTCCACGCCTTCGGCTGCTCTAGCGCCATGATCTGCGGCAGCTTCGGCTTCGCCTTGTGCCCGTGCGTAAAGCCGATGAGGTTGCCGCCGTGCGAAAGATATTGCCGCCCCTTGAACTCGCCGCACACTTTTGCAGACCGAGATCCTCGAAAACGCTCCTGCAAGATTCTCTGGAACGTCCACGTCATCACTTCGTCGTGGTTGCCGTTCACGATCACAACGTCTGTCGGAACCGTCTCGGCGGATTGCTGAACGAGAGACAAGAGCGTGTCGCAGCCGACTTCGATCATCTTCTGAAGCCGCCCGTCACGCTCTAGCGGCGTGCCGCCGGTAGTCGTGCCGGCGGGCGTGTCGTAGTGAAAGAGATCGCCAAGGAAAGCGACCGTGCGTCTGGCTGGCTTGGTGTCGTTGCCAACCGTCAGCAGTTCGCTCGCAGCGTCACCAACAAGCCGGGCGGCAATATCCAAGTCGTAATCGCCGCCACCGGCTGTCTTGTCCCAGCAGTATTTGCCAAAGTGCGTGTCTGCCACCACGAGCACCTGCCAGAGTCCTTCCCGCTTTGGTGCCTTGACAGATTTGGTCAAAGGCTTGCGGATGTCTTTCCTTGCAGCGCCGATCATCGCCTCGACAACCTCGCGGGTCGTCGGCCCGCCCTTCGGCTTGAGCCGCACGAACACGCGATGCAGTTCAATGCTGCCGCCTTCGCCGTCGCCGCATTCCCACTTGGTCGCCTCGCTGGATGCAATTTCAAAACGGCTCATGTCCGCTTCGATGTGCTTCAGCAGATCCTCGACGGTCTTGATGCGTCGGCTCGTGGATCTCGCCTCAAGAGTGTCGCCTGATTGCGATTGCGTCACCTGCTCGGCGTCTGCGGCTGGCTTGGGGGGCGGCAGTTTCGCCTTGATCCTGTCGGCTATTTTCTTCGCAGCCATTCAGACAACTCCTTCTCTGAGACAATGTGCCACCCGCTTGCAGCCGCTTCTTCTCTCAGTGCTCGTGCGACGGACGCCGATGATGCGGAGCCATAGCCGCCCGCCTGGAACCGCCTGCGGATCTCCAGCACGCCGGCCCGGTCGTCATCGCTCAGGCGATCCATCCACGTCGCCGGCTTGGCTGGCTTCACTCTCTCAGCTACGGCGTCGGCTAGTGCGACGCGGCGGCTTTTCGTCTTCACGCGGCGGCTCCTTTTCCTCAAGGTGAATCCACCCGTCATCGTCAGGGATGCCGCCGCCGACGTGCTCCTCGTCGTCGTCGTCGAGGTCAGGCGGCAAGATCACCGCCTCGGTCTTCGGCTTGGCTCGCTGGCGTCCCATGCCACCTAGCGTGGCAGGCGTGTCAAGCGTTTCGCCGTGCGCTCGCAATTGCCCGCCGCACGAGCAGCCTGCCCGCCACGTCGAGGAACGGCAGTCCGCGAGCCGTGGCCTGCTCGTTGAGCCATTCGACGATGGTGTCGATATTGGTCTCGCACCAGCCGGGCGATTGCTGTTCCTGACGGTCCATCTCGGCGGCGCGAGCGTTGCAGGAGCAGTCGGGGCTGGCGGTGATGTAGAGCGGCCATCCGGCGAGGAGCTTTTTTAGTTCTGTGCCGGGGCCGTGGGAAAGTGGGAAAGTGGGCGATTCCTGCAGCCGCGACACTCGCGGATAGAACTCGCTCTCTGTGTCAATCGTCCACTCGTCGCCGTCCTGCGAAACCACGCACGGCAGCACCTCGTCGAGCGTGTAGCCACGCTCGGCGCAACGGGCCTCAAGGTTAGAGCGGTGGCAGGTGATCATGGGAGTGGGTTGAAAAACGAAATGCTGGTTGTGGTGCCGATCTGGCTTGAAAGCGAGAGAGGCACGTTCACGTTGCCGACAGAGTCCGTCACATATGGCACGGAATTGAGTGTGTCTGAGATACTTGGAAAGAAAGAGCCGTCAAGGCACTGAGTTCGCGGGTATGGCGCAGCAGATGAATATGTTTTTGAGATAACCGTCTTGTTCCACGAAGATATGCCTCTGAATCCTGATTCGTAGTTAGGACAGAGATCAAGTGGCATCAGACTGTTTTCAAGGACAGAAATCTGCACCGCCATCGTGATAGAATTTCCTTGCACTGCAAGACCCAGTTCTACAGACACAGTTGGCTGGAAAACTGGTCCCCCGAGCGAATTTGCTGGCGCAGGCGTTTGCGTTGTTGCGCTTACGGAGCCGCTCCAGTTGCAAGTTTTCTCAAAATCGATTCCAGCATTCCCAAATACAGGTATAGGAGAAATAACACCACTTGCAGTCACAGCCCACGCTATGTCACACACCTTCCGTCGACCGGCGTTCTGTAACAAAAGTTTTTCAAACGCAATCGACAATGAAAATGGAATGTTGAAATCACACCCGCAACACGGATTCGGGCTGCACACCGTCCCTACGCCCTTGAACGTCTTCCCCGTCCCCTGGCACTGGCACTGCGGCTTGACCGTGCACGTCGTGCCCTCGCAGCACGCGCCTTCTTTGCAGGCTTGGTTGCACTCGGCCTCGGTGGCGTAGGACGTGCGGCCTGTGGTCGTAAAGCCGGGCGGGGAGTTTGATGGTTGGTAGCAGGGCATATTAGTACGACACGTTCACAAAATTGATAGTTGTGGCGTCGGTGCCTGAACTCTTGTCAATTACTTCTGGACCTCTTGTCGGATCGTATTGCACTTTGTAGTAGCTAGACGCAGTGCGTCCATACACAGAAGGCAGCGACGGATTCCATGCACGCACGCCGGCGAGGCATTGAGAAGAAACAAGATGGCAGTCCGCCGAAGTGTTCCACCATACTACCCTTGGCCCGAGTGGATTGTATGGGTCGTACGTGTCTCCTATACCGGCACCTTGTGACCCGCCAAAAGTAAACGTGCGCGACCCAAAGATACCGCTGCCGCCGTCTCCGGGGACGACAACTTGATCACCCTTTTCGTAGTATTGCTGCATCCCTGACACTGATTCAGTTCTGGCTACCCAGGCATGATAAGTGCATAGCTTTGCGCTGATTCGGTACAGCGAGAAC